TCCGTCGATGTATCCCCGAAAAGGCAAAGGGCTCTAGAAGTGGCTGGTTCTGGGCGGGCCGCGGCTGATCTGGTTGGGCCGTCGCTGATCCCGCCGAGGCTGGTTTCGTTACCTCGGGGTTCAGGCTCTTACGGTGCCGAGGTGGCGGCCTTGGCCAAAGATGTATTGGGTGTTCAGCTGATGCCGTGGCAGATCACGGCGCTGGAGGGGCAGCTGTCGCATGACGATGCCGGTGCGCTGTGCTTTAAACGGAGCCTGGTCTCGGTCGCCCGGCAAAACGGCAAAACCGTCGCCCTCAAGGCGCTGGCGTTATGGGTGTTGACGAAGGAACCAATCCGTCGCGGCGAGCCGGTGCTGCTGATCTCAACCGCCCACAACCTTGACCTGGCTGTTGAGTTGTTTGAGTCTCTGGCCCCGGTGCTTGAGACGAAGTTTGGCGCAAAGCTGTATTGGTCGTATGGCCGCAACGAAGCCGTCATGCCCGACGGGTCGCGTTGGCTGGTTCAGGCCGCCACACCTCGAGCGTTCCACGGCTTCAGCCCGGACTACATCATCGCCGACGAACTGTGGAACATCTCCGCTGACGTGATCTTCAACGGCGCAATCCCATCCCAACGCGCTCGCCGTCAGTCGTTGTTGTCGTGCTGGAGCACCGCCGGCACCGAGGACAGCCACGCCATGCTCAAGCTCCGCGAAGAAGGGCTTCGGGCGATCGACACCAAGGCCGACAGCAAACTGTTCTTTGCCGAATGGTCGATCCCGTCTGGCGTAGACACTACCGACGAGGTGTTTTGGCCGATGGCCAACCCCGCGATCGGGCACCTGCTGGATCTCGAGACGCTCCGCGACGAGTCTGAGATGGCTGACAAGGCGGCGTTTCACCGGGCGTCGCTCAACCTGTGGATCTCGAGCGCCCAATCGTGGCTGGCCCCCGGAGTGTTTGACAAGCTGATCGTCCAGGGCATACCCGACGGCGGCATCCTCGCTGTGGACTCCAGCATTGACGACTCGACATACGCAGGGATCCGCGCCGTGCCAATGCCCGACGGACGGATCGGTGTCACCGTCGCGTTCATCGCCGACACCCTGCCAGGTGTTTGGGCTGAGATCGACAAATTGGCGGCAACCGTCACCGGCATCGCACTCACGCCAAGCCTGGCGTCAATCGCACCGGCGGCCTACGAACGGAAAAAGATCATCGTCGGCTACAACGAACTGCTCACTCACACCGGGATGGTTCGGCAGCTCATCCTTGAGGGCCGCCTTGTGCACTCCGGCGAACAGATGCTGTCCGAGCACGTCAATCGTGCCGTCGGTGTCCGCACCGCCGCGGGCTTTGTGCTCTCAAGCCAAAAGTCGCCGGGGCTGATCACGTTGGCTCGGTGCATGATTTGGGCCGCGGCTCTGGTGGCTCGACCGCAACAGAAGACGCGGGCTGCGGTCGCGTTTAGCAGGTAGGGGATCGGTTTCTATCTTTCTCCGAAAGCCTTGCATTGCGTTACACGCCAGGCGCACAATCGCAACGTGGGGCTCTTCCGCAAAAAGATCGAAGCACCGGCCGTCGCCTCTGCCCCCATTGGCGCAGCCGCTGGCGCATCCCAGATAGGGCAGTTCTATTCGTACAGCGTTGGGGCTTCCGAAGAAGCTGCCCTATCTGTCCCCACCATTTCCCGCGCCGTCTCGCTGCTCACCACCGTCGTCGGCACCCTCGACCTCAAGTCGTACGTCTTGCAATGGGGCGGCGAAGAGTACGAAAAGATCTGGGTGCAGGGCGAGACGTGGATGTCGCGTCCCGATCCGAAGGTGCCGCGCCAGTTCATCATGGGCAAAACCGCCCGTGACTTGATCATGTATGGCCGCGCACATTGGGCCGTCACCAGCCGCTACTCCACCGGCTTCCCCGCCACCTTCGAATGGCTCCCGGCGAACATGGTCTACTCGACCAAAATGCCTGCGTCGCCCGAGTGGTTCGGGATGCCCGACGACCTTGAGTTCAACGGCCTGCCGCTTGACGTGTCAAACGTGATCACGTTCCTGTCGCCCAACCAGGGCATCGTCTACGCAGGCCGCCGCGCCGTCGGCGTCTCGCTACGCCTCGATCAGGCCGCCGAACGCTTTTCCGCAACCGAAATCGCTGCCGGGTACCTTCAGCAGACCAGCAACTCTGAGCCGATGTCGTCCGAAGAGCTCGGCGAATTGGCCGCCGCCTGGGCGAACGCCCGCCGCGTCTCGGCGATCGGCGCACTCAACAGCGCCGTCGAATGGAAAGAGTTTTCAAGCGATCCGAGCAAATTGCAGCTCGTCGAGTCACGCAAATATCAGGCGCTCGAAATGGCCCGCCTGCTCGACATCCCCGGCTATCTCCTCGGCATTGACCAGTCCGGCATGACATACCAAAACGCGCAACAGTCCCGCCAGGATCTCATTCTGTTCGGAGCCCGCCCGATCCTGCACTCAATCCAAGAGCGCCTCTCAATGAACGACGTGCTGCCGAACGGCCGCCACGTCCAGTTTGACGTCGAGGAATACCTTGAAGAATTCATGGTTGAGTCGCCCGAAATTCAGCGCGAACAACCCGCACCCGATCTACCCGAAGACGAAATGGAGCTTGAATGATCAAGTTCACCGCGGCTGTCGAGATCCTCGCAGCCAACCCTGACGACGAAGAGTACGCCCCGAAGATCTCGGGCGTTGCCGTCCCGTGGAATGTGACCGCCACCGTTTCTGGCGGCCAGCAAGTCAAGTTTCTGCCCGGCTCGTTTGATGTCAACCAGAAGGCCGCCAAACTTGTCGAGAACCACGACCTGACGCAGCTTCGTGGTGTCGTCAACCGCTTGACCGACACCGCAACCGGGCTTGAGTTTGAAGCAACTCTCGCCGACACGCGGGCGAGCCGCGACGCTGTCGCGCTCCTCAAGTCCGGGGCATACGACTCCGTGTCCGTCGGGGCGAACCCGACCAAGTTCAAGTTCGATAAGCAAGGCGTCATGGTCGTCTCCAAGGCTGACCTGATCGAGCTGTCGCTTGTTGCCGTGCCCGCGTTTTCGGACGCGGTCATCACAGAAATCGCCGCCTCGGCCGACCCAGAGGACGACGAAAACCACCCACAAGACACCCCCGAGGAGGATCAAGTGTCAGAAGCAATCCAGGCCGAGGCCCCAGAGGCACCGGCAACTCACCCCGTCAGCCCGCTCGTCTACGCGACGGCCCGCAAGGAAGTCCCGCTGCCCACGGCAGTCGAGTACCTTTCGGCGGCCATCGCAGGAGGCTCGGCATGGCACCAGATGCGCGACGCCATCAAGGCCGCAGCGCCCGACGTCATCACCACCGACACGCCCGGCATCCTGCCGACGCCGATCGTCGGCCCGGTGTACAACAACTTCGTGGGCCGTCGCCCCGTCGTTGACGCGATCGGTGTCAAGGCAATGCCTGGTGGCGGCAAGGTGTTCATCCGTCCCGAAGTGACCACCCACACGTCGATGGCCGTGCAGTCCGCTGAGAACGCGGCACTCCAGTCCGGCACCTACGTGGTGTACAACAACCAGGTCACGAAGGCCGCCTACGGTGGCTACGTCACGATCTCCGAGCAGGATCTCGACTGGACTGACCCGAACGTGCTGTCGCTCATCCTTGACGACATGGGCCGCATCTACGCCAACACGACCGACAACGTCGCAGCCGACAACCTGGCGTCGGGCGCAACCACCACGTCAAACTTCACCGCGGCCTCGGCCACCGACCCCGCCTACTGGGCGTCCTGGATCGCAGCAGCAGCCACCACGATCCTCACGGCATCGAACGGCAACCTGCCGACCCACCTGTTCCTCGCACCCGGCATCTGGCAAGACCTGCTCGGCCTCAGCGACACCGCTGACCGCCCGCTGTTCCCCCAGATCGGCCCGATGAACGCGTTTGGCCAACTCACCCCAGGCTCCACCTCGGGCAACGCTTTCGGCCTCCAGGTCGTCGTTGACCGCAACTTCGCCTCGGGCACGATGATCATCGGCGACGCCTCCGGCTACGAAATCTTCGAACAGCAGAAGGGCGCAATCTCGATCGACAACCCGTCGACGATCTCGCGCACCATCGCATGGCGCGGCTACTTCGCCACGCTCATGATCGACGCCCCGAAGTTCGTCAAGGCCGCGTTCGTCTGATCCGCTGACTGTCACACCTAGGAGATCTGCACCATGGCCACGTTCACCCTCACCCACGGGACGAGGTACTCGAACTATGACGTGGTGCAGACTCTCCAGGCGACAGAAATCGGCCTCGGAGAGTCAATCACCATCACCAGCTCAACCGGCGGCTTCAACGGCACACACACCGTTCTGGCTGTCCCGGTGTACGAGTTTCTCGGCATCGACGACGAAGGAGACTTTGTCTACGACTACGACGTGCTCATCCCCAACCAGCTGCTGTTTAAGCACAACGGGGACGACCTCGAGCGCGGCGCAATCACCGGCACATTGACCTGGACAGAAACGTGCACATGGATCGTCGCAGCAGACGTTCTGTCGTGGCTCGGTATTTCCGTGGCTACCGCCAACGACACAACCTTCGTTGGGGTATGCACGGATGCCGCCAACGCTTGGGCCTACAAGGCACGGAAGATGGCTGGCTATCAAGGCGAGTCCCTCTCTACCGTGCCAAGTAGCGCCGTCAAGCTAGGCACGATCATGTACGCCGCGGCCCTGTACCGGGAACGCGGCTCGGTTGACTCGTTTGCGTCGTTTCAGGACATGGCGATCACCGCACCGACCGGCACAATGGGCCAGATCATGCGTCTGCTCGGCATACGCCGCAGCCAGGTGGCCTGATGTCCGCAACAGGCATTTTCGCCGAGTCCCGCACAGCTGTCGTCAACGCGCTCACCGCGCTCGGCCTCGCAGCTGTCATCGACCCGCGAAACGCTCGCCCGATGACTGTCCTGGTCAACCCGCCGACGTTCGACTCGTTCACCTACAACGTCGGAGACATCCGCTTCGATCTGCTGATCCTCGCCGCGCCACCCGGCAACCAAGACGCCGAGGACTACTTGATCACGACCGCCGACACCATCATGGCGTCGACAACCCTGGCCGTCACCGGCGGCCGCCCCGCCACCGTCACCGTTGGCGACCAAGTAATACCCGCCTACAACCTGACAGTCGCAATCGCGGCAAGGAGAAACTAAACATGGCAACACTCACGTTCCTCGGGAATGCGACTGTGAACCTGACCGTCGGCGTCACGACCTACGACTTGTCAGACCAATGCAGCGCCTGCACCATCACCACCGGCTACGACGCCCTCGAGTCGACCGCGTTCGGCGACACCGGGCACAAGTTCACCAAGGGCTTGCAGTCCGTTGAAGTCAGCCTCACGCTGTTCAACAGCTACGGCGGCAACGAAGTGGAAGCGGCCCTGTATGACGCCGTCAACACCGGCAGCGCCACGCTCGTCATCAGCCCCTCGGGCACAACCGAATCGGCCACGAACCCCGAGTACACGATCACCGGCTGCTTCCTTGAGTCGTTCACCCCGATCAACTCGACCGTCGGAGAGCTCTCGACCCAGGAAGTCACCTTCACCGGCGGCACCTGGGCCCGCGACATCACCTGATCCGCAAATAACCCTCCAACCGTGCAAGGAGAACCATGAAAATCCAAATCAGCGTCGACACCGGCGAAGGAGCCAAGGTTGTCACCACAAACCTGTTCAATGTCGTCACCTGGGAACGCAAATTCAAGCGTCGCGCCGGTGACCTCGCAGCAGGCATCGGTGCCGAAGATCTCGCCTTCCTCGCCTACGAAGCCAGCAAAACGGCAGGGATCACAGTCCCGCTCGTGTTTGACGACTACCTCAAAAAGATCGTCACACTTGACGTTGTGGCGGGCGATGACGCAAACCCTTCCCAAGTGGCACCTGGAGCCGAGGCCTAGCAGAGCTCCTAGTCGCCACCGGGTACTGGCCGCCAGAAATCGAGTTCACCGCTCGGGATTTGGCCACAGCCATCGAGATCATTAACAAGCAGCGCAAAGGAGGAAACCGATGAGTGTCACCGCCAGCACCGAAGTCGCCGGCGCTAAAGACGCCATCAAAGCCCTCCGCAAACTCGACCCAGAGCTCCGCAAACAGTTCAACCGAGACGCCAAACAAATCGTGGCCCCAATCGTCGAGGACGGCAAGAACGCCTACCCGCAGCAGCTGCTGTCGGGCATGGAACGCAACTGGACGCAACGTGGCAACAAGAAATTCCCGTACGACCCGAAAAAAGCCCGGTCGGGCGTCAAACACAAGGTCGACACGCGCCGCGACGCCCGCTCCGTCATCAAAGTGACCCAATCAGATCCAGCGGCCACCATCGTTGAGTTCGCTGGCAAAAACGCTAACCCGCTCGGCACCGCACTCAACAAGTTCGGCCGTGTCGCCCGGTTCCTGTGGCCAGCCGCAGAAAAGAACCTGCCGAAGGTGCAGGCCGAAATGGAGCGTTCGGTGCTTGACGCCGCCCGCCGAGTCAGCAAGGAAATGTAAATGGCAATCAACATTCCCATCATTTCCGAGTTTGACGGCAAAGGCATCGACAAGGCAATCAAAGAGTTCAAGCAGCTCGAGACAGCCGGCGAAAAAGCACAGTTTGCAATCAAGAAAGCCGCCATACCAGCGGCAGCCGCGCTTGGCGGCCTAGCAATCGCCGGAGCGGCCGCGGCCAAGGCGGCGATGGAGGATCAGAAGTCGAGCGCCGAATTGGCGCGTCAGCTCAAGATCTCGACCCGCGCAACCGATGACCAGGTGCAGGCCACCGAGGACATGATCTCGTCGATGACGCTGGCCACCGGCGTCGCTGACACCGACCTTCGCAACGCCCTTTCGGTGCTTGCTCGCGGCATGGGCGAAACAGGCCTCGCCACCGAGAACCTGAAGCTGGCCATGGACATCTCGGCGGCCACCGGCAAAGACCTCACAAGCGTCTCAGACGCCCTTGCGAAGGCCTACAACGGCCAAACGACCGCCCTTGCCAAACTAGACCCATCCTTGAAGGGGCTTGTCAAGGAAGGCGCGTCGTTCAATGAGCTCGGCAAGATCATGCAGGAGACGTTTGGCGGGGCCGCCACCGCGGCAGCCGAAACAGCCGAGGGACGTTTCAAGCGGATGCAGACCGCGATCGGCGAAGCCCAAGAGTCGATCGGCGCGGCCCTCATCCCGATTATTGAGAAACTGCTGCCCTACCTTGAGGATCTGGCCAAGTTTGTTTCGGAGAACACCGACCTGATCGTGGCGTTGGGCGTCGGCTTTGGCGCAATCTCGGCGGCCGTCCTCATCGCCAACACGGCTATGAAAGCCTGGACAGTCATCCAGACCGCGGCCACAGTCGCCCAAAAAGCGTTCAACCTTGCCATGTCAGCCAACCCGATCGTCCTGGCTACCGCTGCCATCGTCGCGATCGGCGCAGCTGTCGTTCTCGCCTACAAGAAATTCGAGCCGTTCCGCGACATTGTCGACAGCATCGGCAAAGCACTCAAGGCCGCGTTTACCGGCACCGTCGACGCCATTAAAACAGCCGTCGGGGCATACCTCACCGTCTACAAGACGATGTTCAACACCATCGCAAAAGCATGGAACAACACCATCGGCAAACTGTCGTTCAAGATCCCGTCGTGGGTGCCCGGGCTGGGCGGCAAAGGCTTCGACGTACCCAACATTCCAGAGCTTGCCAACGGCGGCCTGGTGATGCAGCCCACGCTCGCCCTAGTCGGCGAGGCAGGCCCGGAGGCTGTGGTGCCGCTTGACCGCATGGGCGGCATGGGCAACAACATCGTCATTAACGTCAACGGCGGCGACCCCAACCAGGTCGTTGAGGCCCTGAAAAAGTACGTCCGGTCTAACGGCACGTTGCCGTCAGCGATCAAACTGGCGGCCTAGTGGACGGCCTAGTTTGGGGTTTCAGGTACACGGACGAAGTCAACATCGTTCGGCAAAACCTGTGCAAAGCTCCAGACTTCGCCTACACGCCGACCGCCTACTGGACGACTTCAGGCGCAACAGGCACAAACGCCCAAGGCAGCAGCTCTAACGCCAAATTCGGCCAAGCCAGTCTGACTCGCTCCGTCACCTCGACCGCGGCTGCACTCGTCGTGTGGGATCCCACACTCGCCACGTTGGATGTTACCGCAGGTACCCAATACACCTGTTACGCCTACGTCAAATCAAGCACCAGCCGCACAGCCCGCGTCAACCTTGACTGGCGCAACAGCGGCGGCGCAAGCATTTCTACCAGCAACGGCGCAACAGTCACGACATCCACCAGCACATACGTTCAGCCCTACGTCACGGCCACCGCACCAGCCGGAGCCGTCACAGTCCGCATCCAGCTCGAGATCACTAACGCCGTCAACGGCGACTCCCACTATTGGTCAGCTGTCATGCTGGAGGCCACCGGCACACTCAAAACATGGTTCTGCGGCACCGACTTCGAAACACCAACCCCGCCAACGTACGTCTCCGAGGTTTATTGGGACGGGCTAACCAGCCGATCCACCAGCACGCAAATCGCCAACACCTGGTACACGGGCAGCAACATCCAGCAAGCCGACTACACCAAAGGCCGCCGCCGACTCGTCGACGACTACCCGGTCGACCAAGCATCCGTTGAAGTCGGCCCGATTCCATCCTGGTCACCGCCACCCAAAGTAGGCAACCGCTTCGTGCTGTATGTGCTCAAAAGCGGCGTCCAATACGCGGCGTTTTATGGGCGCATCCGAGACGTTCGCAACCAGTACGGCATTGTGCAAAACGCCGACCGCTGCTTTATCGAGGTTGATGGAGTGCAGGCCGAGTGGGGCCGCGCACAGCTCAACAGCGTGTCAATCTCATCAGCAAACACCGAAAGCCAAGTCGACAGCGTTAGCGCAGCCGCAGGCATTCCGATTGCGTCATTCTTCGGTCGATCCACCGGCGCAGCACTCACCTGGACAGGCAACGCATTCGACGCCCTCAACCTCATTACGCGCACCGAAGAAGCCCGGATGTTCCAATACGGCCCAGCGTCCACAGCGTCGGGCACGGGCGGCCTCTGGTGGTACGGCCGCGACCTCATTGACCAAACGACCTACTGGCTGTCTGACGGCACCTACGCCCACAGCGGATCCACCTACGACATCAAATTCGACAATTTGACGTTCCTGTCGGCAGCCGAGGAGTTCTACAACTTTGTCACCATTGAGTCGCAGCCCGGCACCGTCGCTAACCAAACCACCAGCAGCGGCACCGACCCACAATTCGCGCTGGTACGCCAGACGAACGATGTCAGCGTCAGCCAAGCGTTGTCGCATTCGCAGTACCTCTACAACCAGTTTTCGGTGACGACAGCAACTATTCGAGAGATTTCGTTTTTGGATGTGACGCAGTCTGGCGCGTACCCAAACGACTTCTATGTGCTGGCATTGGCCACGGGCGAACGGCCTGTCAAAATTGCTGTGGGCTTCCGAACAGCCCGCTACGACGCCATCCTCGAAGGAACGCAGGTTAGCGCCGTGCCTGGGCAGACTCGTGTGCGGCTGTTTTTGTCAGCGGCCGACAACAACCCGTATTTAATCCTTGACGACGCCGATTACGGCAAACTAAACAGCAACCGATTGGGGTTCTAATGGCAACTCAATACACCGCAGGTTTATCCGTTGGGCAAGTGCTTACCGCTGAAACGATGAACAGCATTGGCGCAACGTGGGAGTCATACACGCCTACATGGACAAATTTGACTGTTGGGAATGGAACGCAAGACTTCAAGTATTCACGCATCAACAAAGTCATTGCCGTGGCTGGCAAATTAACGTTTGGCACGACGACAAGCGTTACCGGCAACCCAATTCGAATGGGTTTGCCAGTCACTAATGCGAGAAGTGGATACGTTCACATGGGAACGGCAGGTTTTGACGATTATGCCGTTTCGCAATACTTCGGGTCGGCATTGGCAGGCAGTACTACCGAAACGTATTTGTATGTGTTGAACGTTGCAGGAACGTACCCAAGTTACGTTGCCACATCAGCCACCGTGCCGTTTACTTGGACAAACCTTGATTTCATAACCGTCTATCTCACTTACGAGGCCGCATGATTACCGCGACGTGCAAAACCGAAAAATGTGTCCACGAAAACGTGCCGTTTTTTATCCTCGGCAACCCGCCGCACGTCATGTGCGGTGGATGCTTCACAAATGCCGAAATGACCGACCCAACGGATGATCCTCAAGAGGAGAATTACGAAAGATGAAAACCCGCGTCGCCATCGTGGCGGCGCTACTCACCGTGCTGGCTAGCAGCTGCAACAACAAAGTCTGGATTGACTGCCCAACCACCACCGTGACCCGAACCAAAAACAGGGCATTGACAGCCCCACAAGCAATCGTCGACCAAAGCCAAACGGAGGCCCTGACGTGCTAGAAAACCTCAAACCGAACCGAGCGCCATACACGCCTGAGCAGCTCAACGCCCGGCTCCGCTTCTGGGTAGGCATCACCCTCGCCGGAACCCTCGTCCTCACGATGGTCGCCGTGTTCATCAACCTGCTGTTCATCCCCCAGGGCCCGACCATGCCGGAAACCGATAAGGAACTGCTGAACCTGATTTCGCCGATCGTCTTGTTTCTCTCCGGCACCCTGTCGGGTGTCATGATCTCAAGCGGCGGCAAAAAAGACCTCGACGGAGACGGGAAACCAGACGCATGAAATCAACCAC